CCTTGATACTTCAGACATAGAATCAAAAGCTTCTTGGATTCTATAAATTCCAAAGTCGATAACTTTTTGAATAACTTCGTTAGCAACGAGATTCCCTAAGTCTTCAGAGCTTGCTTGCTTGGGTTTTAAATGGCCCAAAATCTCAGCTAGAGAAGGGAAGAACGCCGACCCATTCAAGATGACCTGATTAAAAGCGTAAGTGATTTGTTGAGGCGTATAGTTTGAAAGCGCTCTAGCGTAAGCATTGACTTGCTGTTCGCTTGGTTGAGTCGATTTTGAAAAAAGCAAACCGACTTCATAGATCGCTTCCTTGAGCGGCAATAAATCTTTCATGAAGCTTCTCCTGATTTTTCTTGCTCAAGGCGTTGAGCCGTATAGGGATTTCCCGTTGGATTTTCGGGGGTCGGTGTAACGCCATTCGATTTAGATTTAAACGCCGCCTTAGCGTGATTCTGTGGCAAATTAAGGCCATTGTACTGGCCATTCAAGACCTTGGATGCGTTGTCGTGGATCAGTAGCCAATTAAGCGTTACGACAAAGCCTTTTTCTAGTCCGATAAGAAAATGCGACCGGGATGCTTTTTGGAAAATTTCTTTCCACGTTTCGATTGATCTGAATTCTTTATGAGAAGTAGTCGTTATGAAATCTTGTAGTGAAACCGACGAAAGACTTTTGCAGAATTGAATTTTACCGACTTTGCCGCCAAGCTCTTGATTGAAAAGTTCTTGCAATTGGTCAAGATTGACGCTCTCTTCTTTTAAAGAAGAAGAAAGAAAATCCTTATCCTTATCCTTATCCTTATCCTTAATAGTATGGGGAATTGCCCATAGGGTATCAAATCGTTTATAATCGATCCCATGTGATGAGAGTTTTTTTATAACGCTAGAGTGAACTTTTGAATTTTCCTTTAATTCTCCATATTGAAACTTTATAAACTTAGGTATGAAAAATTTAAAGTCGCCCAATTTAAGAACTCTCTCGCTAAAATGTTTTTCAATAACATCATCGGGATATTTTTCACCCAAGATCATTTCAACGAACTCTAGGTCGATACTGATAAACCCTGCGTGATCACACGAGCAGAGCATCCAGTCCCAGAGAAGCTTATTATTGGTGCTTAGTCGTCGATACCAAGGGTCTTGAAACTTATCAGTATCCGTGAATCGTTTAGCCATTGATTACCATCACTTTTTTACTTAGGTTATGTTGCTTTATGGCTTCGTCACTTGGGCACGTGTGAGACGAAAAGATAGATATTTTCTCAACGGCCTTTAAAACCGTGTAGACAACTTCTGAGTAATGAAACCACTCGCCAAGCTTCTCTAGGCCGCGAAGCTTCCAGTGAATTATTCTTTCAACCTGTTTTGCCATTTCGGTGTTTTCAAATTCAAACAAGTAAACCAGATTAATTTCACGAGGGTTTCCGGTTTGAAGCTGTGCTATGCGGCTACTAACATCATTAGAAGTAAATCCAATCTTTACATAGTCAACATTTGAAAGCCTCTCGTAGTAGTCTTCCTCTGGGATACAATCTGTAATAACGTAAACAAAACCCATTTTTTTACCCCCGTAAAAAGTTGACCGTCTTTCCGGCCTGTCACACGATTTCTTACTCATATTTACGACTGCAAAGTAACCGTGAAACAACTAAGGTTCGCCCGTCTTCTGGGTCGCAACTCCGTTTCTCTGCGGAATAACCAGTAGACTTCACCCGTATTTCATTCGGGGGAAACGTATTTTAAATTATCAATTCTTTTTCGGATCATAAGGCAACGCTTGCAACTCACTTCATTTTTAAGATGGCTTGATTTATTTATGCTTCCGTCTAGGGGCATGCAATAAGCTTCAACCATGCCGTTTAGAGTTTTCGTTCGACCTTGCTTAATCATGTGAGTAACTGGCCTCTTCATGTCCACTGACTCCCGAAACTCATGCCGATTTTTTCAAGATGCGCGTCCATTTCTTTAATGAATTGAGGAACGATTTCACTGAACATTTTCATCATTTCTTCATCACGCTTAAACGTGACAATTTTAATCATGTTCTTTTTCATGCGCGGATCGAATGAGGCGAAATCCCAAAAGTCGAAGCCTGAAACCCACATACTCCATTGGACTTGAGTTACGTATTCGGGCTTAACCTCGTCATGTAAAAGGAAGGCGATATGAGTATCAGATGAATAGGGGGCTTTAAGCTCAAGACCTTTATTCTTACCGACAACGATACCGTCAGGACTTGCACCAACACGCTTATCCATGCCGTAAATAAAGCCGCCGTCTTGAATCTTTTCGCCTGATTCAAATGAATAAGCCGCTCTTGCCGCGACTTCGTTTTCTTTGCCCCATGATAGCGCCTTAGCGTTGATCTCTTCGCCACGGCCAGTACAGACCTCGGCGATCAACTGGTCCATGTAAGTTTGACGAGCTTGCTTGAAAGTGACTTTCTTGCTCGCAGGATGAAGCATGACCGTTGGATCTTTCTTGCTATAGACCGCTTCTTTTTCAGTAATGGTAGGGATTAAGTCATGAGCGCATGAAGCGGTAATAACCCCGAGGCGCATTTTTAACCAAGCGTCAGAGGATTGTTCTACTTGCATAAATTGTGCGTTCATTTATCACCGCCGTATAAAACATTTAACAGACATTGATGAGTAGCAACCAGAGCCTGATAGTCTTTCACTCTTTGAAAAAGTTCATTGATTTTTACGTACTCAACCGACTTCTCGAGGTCAGCAAGAAGCTCTTCTGAGTCAAGGAGATTATTCATAATGAAATCTCTATCAATTTCCATCTGGTAGAATAGTTCATTCGTCGAAAAAGCCCTGAATCCCGCCAGGAAGTATGAGTCAGAAGACTCAATCCTCTTAGTGATCTCTTCTTGTATTAATTTTAAAAGATCTTCCTGTGAGACTTCCTTTTTACCAATTTCGAAAGTTATCTTCGTAAGTGTTCCGATGTATTTATTTGTGGGCCTAGCGTAGCACCAAAATTTATCCCATCCGTTTACCCTAGATTGAGATGCGTTTCGTGCGTATTCCTTCGCGGCTTCAAGAATCTGGGGCCGAATCATCTCTGTTTTAGACGGTGTCTCGATTCTTTTCTGTTGAATCTGTTTTTGCTTGGTAATCTTTTTATTCATTTCCCGCCTCCTAGAATTCTGTAAGCGTATTCAATTTCTGAGCTATTCAATTCTTCTACTGACTTTTTAACTTCGCCTTGTGACTGCTCAGACAAATAAAGTAAGAGCCCTTCTTCTGTTTTGTTTTTGGCCTTAAGAAGTGCGCGGATATTTGCGAAGACCTTTTCATTTGGAGCCTCAATACTTGAAGGCGTATCCATATGTGGAGCTTTAGGCTCATTAAAATTAATTCCTTCATGCTCATTAAGAACTTGAACGGCGGTGTCTAGTCGTTCAGACTTTGGCCATAACTTTGAGGCGCGTTTAATGACTGACTTCTTCAGCATCTCTTCATAGAAAGAAACCCATGGGCCAGACTTTGCCGCTTGTGATGATTTGTCGCGAATGGCATCGCACTCGGCTTTACTCATAATGGTTGAAAGAAATTCGCCAGTAGAAAGCTTGGCAACACAATAGACGCCGATCACTTCGCCACGTTCTCCAAAGGGGTCCATTTCATGAGTAGGCGCTTTACCAACGCCGTTATATTTAAAAGTGTCGTTTTTCTTAACTATCTCCGCCTGAACCCATACGATTGACCCAGTATCGGTAGCGAGCTTGATTAGTCCCATGTAGGAAATATCAAGACATATTTTACCGCCGCGAGGGACAAGATAGCTTTCTTTAAGGGCAGGATTAAGACTTATGCCGATTGATGCAAGATTAATGATTGCGTACTCAAGAGCTATCGGATTAGACTGGGCCGCCTTTTGTAAATAGTCGTTCCCTTGTAAAAGCTGCAAAGCGAATTGCGCCTCTTTAACAAAGTTCAACTTATAACTATTTACTTCGTTAAAATCTTTCTCAACCGAATAAACGCGGTCTGAGATTGTTAAGTCATTGCTCATCTTTTATCCCTTTGTTGCTGAAATTTACACTCGTCTGCATAATCTTTAGCGTCCTGGTGCTCGCGTCTTTTAATGGCGGTTAGATTAATCTCGCCAGAGCCGTAGCACTCTTCGCAATCGTGGAACTTGTCTTCCATCATTTTAGGGTCTTGCTCGCTTGGGTCATAGTCAGGATTAGGGACCTTTCCCTTTTCGCATGACTGGCAAGTATCCATTTCGTCGGCGTCCTCGTCGGGGTGCCTAAGATAAGCCGCTTCTGCTCTTGCCCACATTCTTGCCGAAGAACTCATAATTTATTCCCTTTTAAAATCCAATCTTCTGTTTCGCTAACCGCTTCTTTAACGTCGGCCATGCCAAAGGTTTTAAAAAGCTGAACCATAATGTCATCAAGGCCGTACTCGTAAGCAAAAACCTCAAGAGGGATTTCTTTCGCAAGCTCTTTGACGTTTACTTTTATTGTTACTTCCTGTTTTGGGCTCATGCTATTTCCTCT